TGGGTGTGCGCCACGCAGTGCAATATCACCTCTCTGCGAAAGCAGAGACCGAATCCAAAGGAGCTGTCCGTGTCCGGGATGAAAACTCGAACGAAAAGGCGGCCCAAGCTTCAGCTTGGCCACGCCCGTATTGTTCGACGCGATACCAACCTTGAGACTGGAAACGTTGTTTCCACGACCTCGGTTGATTCACGTATCGATTCATCCTCGGGGCTTCAGAAAACGAAGTCCGAAGGCCACCCCTGGCGCCGCACTAAGCGGCCTCCAGGGGATCTGGGTGGTGATTTCTGGACCTGGCGTGTGCAGAACCTCACCAAGAAGGGTGGTTTTACTTCTTGGGTCGAGAATCCTGCAACCATTCCAGGTGTCAGATCACAGATCAGCTACAAGCTGAACTGTTATGCCACCAACCCAGAGGCAGTGTCGACGCCCCCTGATTTGAGTTCCAGCGCATCAGCGCTGGCCTCGAAGGGGACGACGGCTATCTCGCGGTGTAAGCCCACTAATTCAGTCGCTGATCTCAGCGTCTTTCTTGGTGAGCTCGTGAAGGATCGACTTCCGTCGATTCCTCTCCTCCGAGACCTCGAGAGGAAGGTGTCTCTGGCCGTAAAGGCTGGGGACGAATTCCTCAATGTGGTCTTCGGTTGGGAACCTATGGTAGCAGATTTGAAAAAGTCTGCTGCCGCTATCCGGCATGCTCAAAAGGTTATTAACCAGTTTGAGCGTGATGCTGGAAAGCAGGTTCGACGCCGCTATAGCTTCGACACGGAACATTCCGTGGAGGATACTCTAGTGGATACTGGACGCGAGGCCTGGTATGGCCCCGTGTCTAGCGGTCCCGCGAGTACCTTCATGGGTCAAGGTCCACTTTTTAGAAGGCGCGAGATTACCAGAACTACTTGGTTCTCTGGCGCTTTCACATATCACATTCCCCGGGGGTACCTGGGGAGTCGTGACATTGTGGCCAAGGCCGACAAATTGCTCGGTCTTGAGCTGACTCCCTCTGTAATTTGGGAGTTGGCACCTTGGAGTTGGGC